ACTCACTGGTTTACAGTGTGTGTACTTGTACATATAATCGTGTACAAGTCCACCAATAAGTAATACACCTACTGGTGAGAAAAAAGTTCTTAAAAATTTAGGTATACTTGCACCGTCAAATGTGAAACCTTTTGGTATTATATATTCTGTACCATCTAAATTGTATTTCCAATCTTGTACTAATTCCCAGTTTCTAGTTGACAATAACCACATTACAATTGCTTTCCAAAAACCTTTACCTTTTGTTTTGATTGGTAATGGTTTTATATGAGGCATACCTTTATAACTAAATTTTTGTTTTGGTTTTCTATTCTTATCTAATAAGTTTACTAAAAATCCTATAATGACAACTAATATCAATAATGACCACTGCCAAAATTTCATTGCCATTGCTATTAATAATTCCATATTAATCCTTACTCTTTTTGTTTGTATCTATGTATCTTTGATATACTCTATGAGCTTGACCCAAATCTTTTTTCTTTTGAGGATCTTTTGCTCTTTCACTAGCAACTTTCGCTCTTTGTGACATTGCGATAGCCGCTTGAATTTTGTGTGCGTGTGTTTTACCAGAGTTCTTAATCTTATTAACAGATTGTCTAGCCTTTGCGCCGTCAGTAAAACCTAAACCGTGAATAGTTCCTTTTGGATTTTCATCTGTATATAAGTCACTATGTTTTTTAGAGTCTGCCTTTTGTCCTGGTTTTCTAGGTACTCTTTCTGCGTCTTCTTTTTTAAACTTATAAGGACCGAAACCTTTTTCTTTCCAGTTCTTTTGTTGTTTTGCTTTTGCGTCTGCTGTCAACATAGGTCTAATTGTACCAGGTGCTTGTGTTGAATAGTTAGCGTGTAAACCTACACCTCTACTATCTTTACCACCTTGACCTTTTGGTGGTGTATCACCCAAACTAACCATAGGAGTTATGTTATCCACATACCCTATTCTAAAACCACCTGTATATTCTTTAAATGTTTTCATTACGCATTATACTTATCTTTGAAACTAACATATTCTTTTTCCGCCTCTACGGTCACTTCAGCGTCTTTAAAGCCATTCTTTTCATCTATCTTATCTTCTAATCTATCAATAGAGTCTAACACTTGTTTTAACATTATATTATTGTTATCGTTATTCTCTTTTAACTTTCTTTTAAAAGTTTTGTATTTACCAAACATTAATGGACTTCTTTTGTCATCATCTTTTTTCTTTACACCTGGTTCTACCGCTGGTGGTAATGCTACATTTGCGCCAGTACCAACAGCATTTGCTGGTGCGTCTTCTTCCATTTTATTTACAATGTCTTCTGCTACTTCTTTAAAGGTTTTCATATTTGTCCTCTGAATAAAGTTCTCCATCTTTTTCATAAACGTCAATACCAAAACAAGTCATTATTGGCTCTTGTTCATATATGGGTTTGACTTCACCTTGTTCATTTAAAAGATTGTCGTATTGATTTGTTTCTTTTAGATATGATATAATCGCACTTTCAATTAGTATCTTATGTTGTTCATACTCTTTGTTTTCTCTTAACAATAAAGCAAGAGCAACAGCAAAAGACCCTAATCGTCCTCCTAGACCAACTCTTTGTAGTATTCGTTTTAAATTAAAAACAAATCTATGAAGCATAGTATAAGATTTCTTTTCGGCAGTAGTTTTAAGTGTATTAAATTTTCTTAAAACTTTTCCATTTTTATCAATGATACCTTGTTTGTATGCCTCTTGTCTTTCAAAAGGTGTCACAAGAAGTTTGATAACACGATAAGTTATAACTAAATCAACTGCTCTATTTGCCATTATAGTTCCTCTAAAAGTCTTTTAATATTCATATCCACTTTAATATCATTTAGTTCGTGTGGATAAAGATAACCGAGATATATTAATATTGTTTTTAGTTGTGACCAATAATTTTTATCTACTTTATATAATAGTAAAGTACAGGCCGCTTCTACACCAAAAACATTTGATAAGACAATTACGTGATTAACTGCTAATCTTACTTTTATCTTACCAGTTATTCGGTACTTACGAAAGAGCCTTTTTAGATATTTAAATCTTTTAAGGTCATCATAAAATTCTTGCTCTTTAGATAACGTAGGGTTATCATAACTATGTTGAGCAAAAAGTAACCAATTATCTTTCGTTATCTCTTTGAACATTAACTACACTAATTTAGCGTAGACCCTTGATGCTCCGTTTTTAAGAGTTTCATAAGATACTTCCATCTTTAATCCACCCTCTTTTTTATGAGATATACCATCATCATTAATATCAGATCCATCAGTGTCTTTACCAAATCTTCCACCGAATTGCTTCACTTCAGCTGTTACTTTTCCGTTTTCACCTTCAAGAGCTACAGGATCAACTGTTAAGCCAATTCTTTGTAGTTTTTCTCTTAAAGTATCAATAGCGTGTTGTGGTTTAATGTACTCACAATCTGCAACTGATGACACAAAAGCATTTACTCTTTGCATCACTTCTGGTACGTGTATGTTGTGTACTCCAATTGAACTATCTTCTGGTGAATTGGAAGTTTCAACACCAACGCCTAAAGGTGACATTCCCTTATTTTCTTTTACGTGTTGTTTAAAAGTTTTCATTACTTTTCCTCTATTTGTATTTGTCAGATTTACTTTTAGTTCCATCAGCTCTAGGTATAAGACCTTTTGCTTTTAAATGTGATTTATCAGTAAAACCAGCTTTACCTGACTTATAACGCTTCATAGCGTCAGCAGTATTAGGTGCTGTTTCACCAATAACATCTTCTTCAAAATCTTTCACATCTTCTTCAATACTAAAAGTTTTAAATCTTTTCATTAACTTGTCGCTAAATTTAGCGCCTTTTCTTTTTCTGGTGGTAATTTTTTACCATCAGATGATAATTTAATTAATTTATCCACTTGTTGTATTGCACCATAAACAGCATTTAAGTTATTTCTCATAAGTCCTAAATCTTTCTCTGTTTGCGCAATCTTTTGTGAGAGACCATCAAAATCTTTTTTTAAGGTATCTCTTTCATCATTTAAAGTTTTCAATTCAATAACCATAAAATATCCAATCTATTATGCTAAAGCGTAACCATTACCACCGATTACATTCCAATTACTATTTTTAAATAAACAAATTACACTTTCGCCTGGTGCGTTCAAAGTAATAGTAGAGTACCCTCTTAAATTAGCTGGTGTAATTACTACATTGTTTGTACCACCTGTTGAAACGTTTAATATAATTTTAATTTGTCCATCTGAACCATCAGCTAAAGCACCAGCGTGTGTTGCTGAAGTTGCATTGATTTCAGTAATCGCAGTTGTCACGTTTACTGCAGTTGCTGTAGAGCCATCTGCTGTAATTGCTTGTGAAGCTTGTGATAACCCTAACCAAGATGGTATATTGTTAAACACATTCTCTGCTGAAACTTTTTTATTGATTGGTGTGCCTGACGGATCGTCCACTACGTGGAATAAGTCAGCACTTGCTAATGCGTCACCTAAATCGGTCAACGCCGTTATTTTTTTGTCTGCCATTTTTATCTCCTGTTAACCCTTTCGGGAATGCTACTCTAGGTATTTGCCTAGATCAAGTTATTCATAGTATTATATATAAGGGCAGTTTAACCCGCCCTTATAAATTAGTTTAATTATTACGCCGCTACTGTAATTGAACCAGCCGCTGTACCGATAGCAGATGAGTTAGTTATAGTAGAGTTTGTTGTTGTACCTTTATCTTTGATAGTACCACTTTGTAATGACAAAGCGTTTGCACCAATTACAAGTACGTCAGAAGCGTTTGTCGCAGAGTTAGCTGCGCCAATTGTAATTCTGAATAACAACTCGTTAGTTCCTGTACCAGATATGTAAGCCGCATTGTGTGGACCTCTACCTGAACCAGAACCTTGGTTTCCATTTGTAATCGCTACAATTGGAGTACCACCAGATGTGTTTACATCTACTGCTTCATTAAATCTTACTCTTACATCAATGTTTCCACCATCTGATTTATCAAATGATGTTGTCACAAATTCAATTTCTGTTATATTCGCAGCACCCATATTAACGTTCAATCCACCGATTGCCACTAATACTTCAGGATCTGCACTTGTGTTTCCGTTTCCAGATAATACTGAACCGGCTTCTCTCACCCAACCTTGAGGAGTAGCAAAGACTTCTTTTTTCTCTGCATCCGTTAAGTTTTTGGGTTTAATATCGTTTCCCCATAAAGACATATATCTCTCCTTTTAAATCTAGTCGCTTTAAATCTACGACTGTTTGATTTGTTAATTAACTTGTATATTTATAAGATTAAAAACCTAGTTTTTTCAAATCAGAAATGACTTGACCAGCGGATCTAAATGTGATACCAATACCGCCTTTTCTTCTAAATTGTGATGTGTTTTTCTCGTAATCGTCTATTAATATTGCAGGTTGACCAGCAACCATCGCATAGTTTTGTTTATCTTTTCTTCTAACTAGATTAATTTTTGTTTGAGATATACCTAAATTTTTCTTAACCCAATGTGTCTTTCCAGGTATACAATTTGGATCATAAGTTTTTTCTAGGTATGCTGATAATATATGTGTGTCAAATTTTTTAATGTAATTCCACATAACTCTACCTTGTGGATTCCAAGGCATCGTGTGCCAGAATTTAGTATTGTTTAAAACAGGTTGCCACATATCTTTTCTATCTTGTTGCATCCATCTGTCTTTTGACATACCAGTAGTTTTTCTAATGGCTGCACCAAAGTCACAAAGGACACCGTCCATATCACAATAGATTCGTGGTAAATTTTTCATAGTGTACTTAAATATAACATATTACTGACCTCTTGTCAAGTGGAAAAAGGCCAGTAATAGAGTGATTATTTGATTAGTTTTTGTAGTCAACCTTAGGCTCTACATCAACTTTTGTTTCTTTTGAACCTGTATCAGCTGTTCCCTTTTTGTTCTTCTCATCTTCCGCTTTGTATTGACTCATTCTTTGAGATTTCATATACTTTGCTTCTGTTTTGATTTTCTCTAATTCTTCAGCTGACATTTTCCATACATTAGCGATTGCATCTTGTATAGACTCTTGTTTCATTTTTGGTTCTGGATCAACGATTTCTTTTTCACCTGGAACTTCTCTTTTACTTTTGTTTATATCTTTTGTCATAAAAGAGTGTGTTTCTTTTTTATGTGTGTATCCCATTTTATTATACTTCTCGTGGTCTTCAGGAGTTTTTGCCTCAACTTCTTTACCATCTTTACTGTACATTTTGTGTGGATAACTTACTTCTTTAATTTCTTCTTTATTTTTTTTCTTGTAATTATCTGTTTTATCTTTTTGAAGCGCCTGAGAATCTTCTTTCATCTCATCTTTTTTAATTGCCTTAGCAATGTCGTGTGCCTTTGTGATAGTAGATTTTTTTAAAGGTGGTGTATCACCAGTTGATTTCATTGCTTGTGACATACCAACTGCGTATGCGTTATCTACTGCTTCTTTAATATCTTCGTTTTTTGCTTTATATTTGTCATCAATCTTATTAAAGAATGCTTTCTTTTCAGCAGGTGTCATCGCACCAATACCTTTTCCAGCTTTCTCTAATTCTTTTTTAAACATAGTTTGGTAGCCTGATTCATTTTGATGCTTACTCATATTTGCAGCTATTTCTTCAATACTACCTGGTTTCGTATTTAAGTATTTTGTCATTACTTACTCCCTTTTACTTTAGCCGCTAAATCTTTGTCAGCGCCTCCCCAAGTTCCTGAGGATTTTGTTATAAAACTATTTACTCTAGCGAATGCCCATTGTTGTTGACTTGCGCCAGGTCTATGACCTGATTTCCAAGCGGCCATCCCTCTATCATATACTTTCTTCAATATAGAATATGGCATACCACTCTTATCAGCTTTCTTTTGTAAGCCAGCAATTGCCTCTACATATAATCTTTTTTCTTCTATTTTTGTTGCTTCAAACTTACCTGTCTTTTTGTATATCTTATTTCTAGCAACAGTAGATACAAAAGGTATGTCTGCTTTAACTAATTTTCTTAAATCATTTAATTGTATTCTATCTAAATGTTTTGAAAGTTTGTTTGCTTGTTCAGGTGATATTCTTTTAGGTGCTGTACTAAAAGATTTTTTAAGTGTAGCAATCATCTGTGAAGTAAACTCTTTCATTTGTAAAACTTCGTTAATTTCTTTATCAGCAAACAATGGTGATTTAATAGTTGACATAGTTTTTTTAAAAACTTTATCTTTATATTGTTGTATCTTTTTCTTCAATACTTTTAATTTAAGTTTATCAGATACTTCTTTAACATCATTTTTTAACATCTTTTTAGCAAGAGCTTTATTAGGTCCTTTTAGAGCAGCTTTCTTTTGAGCATTATAAAACTTAATCATATCTTTAGCTCTTTGTAATCTTTTATCTCTTTCAGCCTTATCTTGTTCACTTAAATTTTTTGTTTCAGTTTTTAGTGCTTTGTCTAATTGTTTAACTTGTTGAGCATGGGCTTTTACTGCACCTTTAAGACCTTTCATTACATCTTTTACTGCCGGTACATCTTTTTTATCTAAGTCTTCGCTCTTCATAGCTTTCTCTAAATCTTTTGCTTGACCAGCATGAGCGTCACTAGCACCTTTTAATTTTTTAATTATTTGTTTTACTTTAGGTTCGTCTTCCTTACCTAAGTCTTCTTTAACTTCTTTTTTTTCTTTATCTCTTTGTTTTTTAAATTCTTGGTGTGCGATACCAATAGTCAAAGGTACTTCACCTGTTTCAGGATTTGGTTCTGGTTTGATAGCTCTATTTTTTTCATTCTCTAGTTTTGCTTTCAAAATATTGATTTGACCTTGAGCAGCGATTAGTTGTTTCTCTAATGCGTCTTGGTCTTTTTCTTTATCTAATTTAATCTTTAATTCTTTTTCTTTTTCGCTATCACCTTTTTTTACATTGTCAGCATCTATATCTGTCTCAATAATAGTTTCTTCTTTATTTGTCTCTAGTTTGGCAACTTCATTTTTTTCATTTTTTAATTTCTTTTTTAATGCAGATATTTCATCTTTTAAAGATGCTTTAATTGCTTCTTTTTCATCAAGTTCTTCTTTATCTTCACCCATTATTTTTTTAACCATTGATGGAGATAGTTTTAATCTTTTCGCAATATCGTTTACACTTTCACCTTCTTTATTTGCTTTAAATATGTCACTAATTTTCTCATCTACTTTGTCATAATCTTCATTGGCTTTTCGTAAAGCATCTCTAACAGATGAATTTTTAGATAAACCTTTTTCTAATTTTTCTATTTCTGCCACAGCCTTAGACATATTGTTGGCAAACTTTTTAGCAATCTCTTTTGCTTTAGAAACTAAGGCAAAGCCTTCAGGTGTTTCGTTTAAATTTTGTCCTCTTACTTCATTAAGAGCTTCAGCCATTGATTTCATTATTGTGTACTCCCATCTTTATTTTTCTTAGTTTCTTCTAAATCTTCGTTTTGTTTCATACTAGGGTCGTATGTTAAATAATCTGAAACTGAATTGATATAGTCTTTTGCTTTTGTAATTTTAGATTGTACCCAAGCTTCTAACGGATTACCCTCATCTGATTTACCTTGAAGAGCTCCAGCAAGTTGAGATGCTTTGTCAGCGATGGCTTCTAACTCACCTCTCGCCATTGAAATTTCGTGGTCTTTATCTTCTTTTTTATAGACTTGTTCTAAAGCCTCTCTCATTGTTTGTCTATATCTACTCATTTTCTCTCCTATAATGCTGAATAAACAGCATCCCAATTTTTTATTTTTCTTTTCAAATCGTTCATTAATGTTTTTTCTAATCTTTGTCTAATTTGTATAGCGTCATTTCCAATAAGTGAACCATAGTTATTGTGTACCATTTCTAACGCTTTATAAGCATCTGCTAATTTTCTATCTTTTAATATTCTATCAGCAATATATCTTCTTGCTTCAAAGTGACTGTTGTTTGCAGTTTTTGCTCTAACGTATTGTAAATCAGTTTTACTAGCCTCAGCTTCTTGTAAATCTAATCTCATTTCTCTTAACGTTTTAGTCATATTCTTTTATCTCTAGTTTTAGTTCCGAATTACCTTTTAGTAATCTGTGAAACTCATTTTTGTTTATATGATAATGTTGTCCTATTTCTAATTCAAAGGGCAACTCATTATCATTTTGTAATTTCCATCCTGTACCATACACAACTTTTATATCACGGTCTTTTTTATCTTTGTGCCATATAAGTTGGTCTTGTTTCACATCTTCTTTAATAACTCTAGTAAATACTTTATCGTAAATACTATTTTCAAAATCTTCAAATGGCTTATAATAATCTTCTAACATATTACCAGAAGAAATTACCGCCACCTGACAGTCCTAAAGATTTAGCATATCTAGGTAAATTACAAGCCCAATATGCCGCTTTAGTTCTGTCTTTTTGCTGATCACATCTGTGTCTAGCAGCAAAACTTTTTCTGGCTTTCTTATCTTTTAACTTGACAGATAAACCAGTTGTATCGCCCCAAGTGACCTTTTTAATCTTATCACCATCACGGACAAATACATAAAACTTTTTTGGTCCACCTCTTTTTGGTTTATTAAGTGGTGGGTTCTTTTTGTCTTCTTCTTCAATTGGCATATCTAATGGTACTTGTTCGTTTTCGTAAATACCAAACTCACCAATATCTGTGTTAAGTAATTGTTTATCCCAATCACTTGACACTTCTAAAATTCCGTCATTATAAAGTTCTCTGGCTTCTCTAAACAACTTGTAAAATTCTTCACTATGAATACGATAGATATTCTCTGCTAGAGGTATATTGTTCTCTACGTGGTAGTGAACTGCTTTACTAATTCTATCAGTATAATCACTAAATCTTAACATCAATTTTCTCCATCATTCTTTTCACAACTTCGTCCAGTTTAGAACGCCATTCTTCTTTGTATCTATTTCTATATTTATCAATTGTGGAATCCGAAACCGCCCATTCTTCAATATCTTTTTTTTGAATGCTGATGTCAGTAGTTTCTGGTCTAGTTATAACTTTTTTGTTATTATCTTTTGAATTACTTGGTAAATAACTTCCACCTTGATAATTAGGGTCATAACCATCTTGTCCAGGTGTTAATGAAACAGCATGTTTCGCATAATCGTGTCCTATATCGTATGCTTCTGGCACACAATTAGGTACTTTTTTTCCATTTTTATCTTTCATACCTACTTGTTTATATCCTTTCCAACAAGCATCTTGTAAATCTTTTCTTAACTCACCAAACATCTTCTTATATTTTAGTGTGTGTTTAGACGGTTTAGTCTTTGCATCTTTATCACCTGGCGCTGGTTTGTAATCATCTTCATCATCACTTTTCTTATACTTCTGTCTTTTGAAGAAATCAGCTCTCTTTTGTTTCTTATCTTTAGATAAATCTTTGTAATACTTTTTAGGTTGAGTACCTTTCTTTTTTCCAACATCTTTATCTTGTGGTGTTTTATCTAAATCTTCTTCTATATTAGATACTGCTTTAAATCCGTAATCTACATCTAGGTTATATTCTCTCACTTCTACCTCTCTATCTGCTGCGATAGGAATACAATCCCATATCCATGCTTTGTGTAAATTGTTATTGTTATCTTCAAGTACAATATAATTTGTACCTCTTCTTTTTACTTGTCCTTGTATGTCTTCTTTGACATAATCTATTTTATCTCCTACATTAAAGATCATTTCTCTAACGTATAAATCTCTTATTTGGTTTTGTTCAAACTCTTTTAATGACGCTATTGGTTTCTCTGGTGCAGAATGCATCATACCACCATACGATGCTGCTAAGTTCATACCTTTTCTAACCATCTTTATTAATTGAGGTACTTTTCTGTAACCAGATGGAACACCTTTTGAAAAAGATTTCTCATCACCCTTTTCTGCTGCCGCTCTCATTTTACTTGCTGACATTCCAGTAGCACCTTCAGCGTCTGGATCTCTTTCTCCAGCAGATACCACTTTAATACTATCAAAGTTATAATAACCGTGACGTGATTTAACATCATTGTATTTTTTTAATATACCTTCAAACTCTCTTACTCTATCGCTACCAACAACCATAGTCACATCTGAATAACCTTTTTTGTGTAAGTTAGTTGCTAAATCTAAAACCATATTAGTTGGGTTTAGTTCTATGTTTCTAGCGTGAGTAGGAAACATATCCTTCATAACTTTTAATTTATCTCTTGGACTTAATGGATTCTTTTTACTATCTTGCGATCTACTTAAATAAATTTTATAATCATTTGTTGGTAATGATTTAACTTTATTAATAAGTTTTTCGTGTCCAATTGTTGGTGGGTTAAAACGACCAAATGTAAATGCAACTGACTTACCTTTTGCTTCGTGTATTTCTAAATCTTGTACTTCTTTATCAGTGACCATACCATCTTCTAAAATCTTTTTACATTTCTTATAGAATTTTAGATAATGATATTTTTCTAACATCTTATAGATAACATTTTTAGGTAATCTATTTTTAACACCATAAGTTCTAATTTGATCTGGTGACATATCTTTATCAAATGCTGCTCGTCTTTCGGCGTCAACACCATCACCAATTTTAACTATGTCTTCCAAATTATCTTCTATTTCTTCTAACTTATCTTTTATCTTTTCTTGTAAGTCTAATACATCATTTGGTGTAAGTTCTTTTAATTCGTTGTAATCAATTATATCTCTTTTAAGTTCACCTTTAACTACATCTAACTCTTGTACTTTTCTTTCAAACTCTCTTACATATAAACTTGGATCAAAAACAAAATCATCTGGTCGTTTGATAAAGTTATTTGTGTCTATATCAAATACAGCATCTGCTTTTTTGTTTTGGTC